CACTCGCACTGGGGAAAAGTTTCTCTACCGTGGCACTGGTTTTGCGTTTTTCGCTGATCTTATAGCGGCCATCATCTTTGCCTAAAAACTGCAAAGGAAGCTGCCGAGTTTCGACAGGAACGGCACTGTTCGGGATATTCATCCCGTTTCCATCTTTGATTCTAACCGCATAGTATTCGACGTCGTTTTCAGTGACCACGTAGGTGCTGGAAATGTACCCCGTCGCATACTCGATTTGTGCCGCGCCATTTTGTGACTCAGTGTACGAGATGGGGTAACGAATATAGTCGCCATAGCGGCAATCGTGTAGTGCTTCATGAGTTGACCAAAACTCTATGGGACTGGTCGGGTAATAACCGCGAAATCCGCCATTCTCCTCCCCTGCCGAGACGGTTTTGGCCCCGGGCGTGCCCGATAGCACGATGATCGAGTTTTCTTCCCATTCATCCGGCCAGAACTCACTCATGAACCCATCAATTTCCGTCAATAGCGTGATGTTTTTACCCGATAAACGAGTGATTTGCGCTTCAACAGAGTTCACCGCCCCTTCCAACTCAATCCCCGCGGTGGAAGCGGTCGCGCCCAC